CCTCCGATATCATAAAAACCAGCAAATCAGTTTTCAACTGTTAAGAAAGTTAGTAGAGAAACTTTAAAAAGAATGAACAAACCTGAGAATCAGTTTGAAGGAATGAAGTATGGTATGTATAAAGGATCTGGTGAGCCTGGTGGTGCTATGAAAGCCTATCTTGAAAGGAAAAAGAAAGAGAAGAAGCAAGTCAAAGAAGAACAAAATCCAGAGGGAATTAAACTTGGTGATGTTCAGAGAATCAAAAGAGAAAAACAACTTGCAGATAAACAAAAACAAGCACCAGTGGTAACGAATAAAATTGTTTCTACAAGCAAACTAAGGACTGAAGGTAGTTTACATAAGTGGTTCAAGGGATCTAAGTCTAAAGATGGTAAAGGTGGTTGGGTAAATGTTGTCACAGGTGGCACATGTGCTAGTGATGAGCCAGGTGAGGGTACTCCTAAGTGTGTATCATCATCCAAGAGAGCAAGTATGACAAAGGCAGAAAGATTATCTGCATCAAGGAGAAAGAAAAAAGCAGATCCAGGCCAACAATCAAAGTCAGGTGCTGCAAAACCAACTTACGTTGCAACAGATAAACCTAAGAAAAAGAAAGTAAGTGAAGAGTTTGGTAAGTTAACTAAAGAACAGGAAAAAATATATTCTGGAGAGAAAGCAGGTAAGTTGAAGATGACTAAGCAAGTCAAAAAAAACCTATCGAGTAATACAAAGGATGAGTTCAGTAACAATGAATCTTATTCAGCTAACCCTGCACAACAGGCTGCGATTGCTATTGCAAAGAAAAATAGGCAACAAGATTTAAAAGTTGCTGAGAAAAAGAAACTGAAAGAGTATAAAGATGTGCCTCAAGGTCAAATAAACTATGCTGCTTTTAATAAATCAAAACCAAAATCTTATGAGATGGATTCCATCAAGAGACAATATAGTGGAAAGGATTATAAACCAGAAGATAAAAAGAATGTAATCAAATATAATCAGAAAGTTAACAGTAGTTTTGAACCTAACGAAGAACTAGTAGAGGGAACACCAGCATGGCAGAGAAAGGCAGGCAAGAGTGAGTCAGGTGGACTCAATGCAAAAGGTGTTGCATCATATCGTGCTGCAAATCCAGGCTCAAAACTTAAGACTGCTGTTACAACCAAACCATCTAAGTTAAAGAAAGGATCTAAGTCTGCTAAAAGAAGAAAATCATTTTGTTCTAGAATGAAAGGTATGAAAGCAAAACTTACTTCAGCTAAGACTGCGAGAGATCCAGATTCTAGAATCAATAAGTCACTTAGAAAGTGGAATTGTTCTTTTGAACCTGATCATGGTGAAGTAATCAGTGAAGGTAAAGTAGCTAAGATGATAAAATCTCTCAAGAGAAAAACAAAAGTCTTAGAGAAAGGACAGAAGAAGACGAGAGATGCTGGTGCTATTGCTGCCAAGATCATGAAGCAGAAAGAACATAACAAGTATGTCAACTTCTTACCTATGGATGAGGAAAAGAAGAAATGTGGTGAGGGAGAATATTACTGTAATGATGACAAAAAGTGTAAACCTATTCCCAAAGGATATAAAATAGGTTATGGTGGATATCTAAAACCTGAGAATGAAAATGATGAATCTAATGGTAAGAAAGGCGGTTCTAATGGTAATGGGAACGGTCATGGTGGCAATGGGAACGGTCATGGTGGTAACGGCAACGGTGGAAATGGTGGAGGAAACGGCGGCGGAGAATAGACTTGACAAAGTAAACAAGTGATACTATACTTATAGAATGAAATATATTTTTGATGTTGATGGGACTCTCACTCCCAGTAGACAAAAGATAGACCCAAACTTTTTAATATTTTTTAATAGTTTTGCTCTCATAAACGAAGTTTATCTTGTCACTGGCAGTGATAGAGATAAAACTATAGAACAAATTACACACCATCTCTATTGTAATTGTAAAAGGGTGTATAATTGTGCTGGAAATGATGTGTACGAAGGAGATATTGCCATCTATACTAATCCTTGGACACTGCCACTAGATGCAAGAGAACATCTAAATGAGGAATTACTTCAAAGTACTTTCCCTGTTAGAACAGGAACACATATAGAAGAAAGACCAGGCTGCATAAATTTTAGTATCGTTGGTAGAGGTGCCAATCAAACAGAAAGATTAGTTTATTCTGATTGGGATGAAATAAAAAACGAGAGAAGAGATATAGCTGACAGATTTAATAAAAAGTTTCCAGATCTTCATGCTCATGTTGGAGGACAAACAGGAGTGGATATATCTAAAAAAGGATGTGATAAAAGTCAGATTGTAAGAGATTTTGCGGATGGTGATGTAATATTTTTTGGAGATAGATTAGATGAATATGGTAATGATAGACCATTAGCAGATGCACTTACAAAAAATAAATTAGGTTTAGTTGTAGAAGTTAAAGGTTGGGAAGATACTTGGAGTAAATTAAAATGAATGAAGTTCAGTTTATAAAACATAGAATTTTTAGAGAGACAGATGCTGTTGTATTCTATGACATATCTGTTGAAGAATCTAATGCAGCAGACCTAGTAATCCATGAAGGATCTGCCACCTCACCACCAGATGATTGTGTGGGTGCAAAGTCTTTTTATATTCATAGTTTTCAAGATGATTATAATAGAGTGGTTCAAGGGTCAAGGACATTTGAATTAGTAAATCTACAATGGAAGTATCCATATCATCTTGTCAATCTTACTAGACAGAGTGGTGCTCTACTCATACCTCGTGGTACATTCCACAGGTCACAATCAGGAGAGGAGGGTTCTATTGTAATCAACCAAGCAAAAAGGTACGATGGATTCGATGCTAGTGCTGAGTTCTATCCTGTATCTGCTTCTGAGAATCGAGAACTATACAACGTTTTGAGGAACGAGAAACCTGTTATACATAGTGTGAAGATATGAGAATTATGGAATGGTTGAAGGAGGAGTTTACGAAAACCCCTGGCTATATGAGGGTAAACCTTTTACTTCTGACGACATTGGCGATTTCTTCGGTTACGTCTACCTCATTACAAATAAGACAACAGGTAAGAAGTACATCGGCAGAAAATATTTCGTACAGAAACGCAAGCCTAAGGGAGGCAAGAGAAGAGTTACAAGCGAGAGCAATTGGAAGAAATATTATGGATCGTCCCCCGAACTCAAATCCGACGTATCCGCCTATGGAAAGGAGAATTTTTCAAGAGAGATCATGTCTCTCCATACAACTCTGGGGAAAACCAACTATGAGGAGACCAGACAGTTGTTTATCAATGATGTCTTAACAGAGTCTCTTGACAATGGAGAACCAGCATACTATAATAGTAATGTTTTAGGAAGATATTACAGGAAGGATTATTTTGATGTATCTTGAAACTGCTGCATCAATCATAGGTGATCATGAAATAACTCTAACTGAAGAAGGTATCTTAGATCTACTCCAGATAAAGTATAGATTCCCAGAGGCAGCACTAGAAGTTATCAATCAGTGTGGTAATACTTCTAATGGATTCTTTGATAGTAGAAAATTTATAATCTATGACAGGTGGAAAAGACTATATGATTTGGGTTTCACCACCCTACTTAATAATGTCATGGATCTTACATCAGAACTCAGAGCTCTTGATGATAAGTTGTTTGAATTTAAAGGGTCTGAAACGAACGCTAATTTTTATCTAAGTGCTGGCACTAAGGTTAAGAGACCAAGTTTTGACCCACATCATCATGATTATGATGTTATAGTGAAACCAATATACGGAACTTGTTTATGGAGAATCAACGGACAAGTAGAACAAGTAAGTCCAGAGGGAGTTTTAATTATTCCAGCTGGTACACAACACTCAGTATGCTCTAATGAAGAACCTAGATTATCTTTAACAATTAATATGTCAGGTTGATGCAAGATTATATAAACTATATGATTGACATTGGCTTTGATAAGATTCCTCATAGAGAGTCTAATCTTCTTGCACATTCGATTAGTGTTTCCGAGATGTTACAATCTTATGACAGACCTATTGAAGAACAGGTAGCTGGCCTTTTTCATTCAATATACGGCACTGAATATCAGATGTATGGTACAAAAATTACAAGGGAAGAGATTCAAAGTATCATAGGAAAAGAATCGGAACACATTGCCAATTTATTTTGCACGCTGGAAGATAGAGTACATACAATATTATATGGTAAGGGTTTGCAAGAACCATATAAAACAACTCTTAGATGGTTAGAGTATTGTAATATAAAAGATCAAGATCCAACAGCACAAATATTAAAAGAATTTGAAATATTGTTGACGGTTAACCCTAATTAA